TAATTCAAGTGTTACCATTAATAGTACATCAGTTTCATTAGGTTCCTCAGTAAACTTAAATGCTTTAGATTGGCAAACAGTTCAAACAACAGGATTTACAGCGGTGGCAGGAAAAGGATATTTTTGCAATACTACATCAGCTGCTTTTACTGTTACTCTACCCGTGTCCGCAACAATAGGCGATACAATAGCACTTAAAGATTACGCAGGTACTTTTGGCACAAATAATTTAACGATTAACAGAAACGGCCATAACATACAAGGTGTGGCAAACAATTCATTAATCAGCACAAATAGAGCTTCGGTTGTTTTAGTTTATGTTGATGTTACACGAGGATGGGAATTTACAACTGAGTCGAATGTAACTGAATTTAATCCTCCTGTTTTTATAACAGCTACCGGTGGTACCATAACTACATCAGGCGATTATAAAACACACGTATTTACTGGTGATGGAAGTTTTGTGGTTTCTACAATAGGAAATTCACCAATTATTCCTACAGGTGGGCCAAGTAATGTAGATTATTTAGTAGTAGCTGGTGGAGCTGGTGGTGGCGGTGGAGTAAATAATAATGCTGCTACCGGTGGTGGTGGAGCAGGTGGACTTCGAAGTGGAACTTGTTTTTCAATTACTGCTTCAACAACATACCCAATTACAATAGGAGGAGGTGGAGCAGCAGGTGGAACAACTTCTGGCCCAGGAACTATTGGAACAAATGGAAATCAATCAATTTTTTCAACAATAACTTCAGCAGGTGGAGGAGGAGGTGCAGGAGCTTGTGTTGGACCAGGACCAAATAATGGAAATCCAGGTGGATCAGGTGGTGGTGGAGCAATTGCTACTGGTTTAGGAGGAACAGGAAACACTCCTCCAGTAAGTCCCCCACAAGGTAATACAGGTGGAAATGCCAATACTCCACCTGGAAATCAAATTTCTGCTGGAGGTGGAGGAGGATCTTCTTCTACAGGAACAACTGGAACACCTTCACAAGCAGGAAATGGTGGATCAGGAACAGATACAACACCAATATTTGGACCAGGTTTACCAAATTCAGGAGTTTATGCAGGCGGTGGAGGAAATGGTATTTTTGGACCAGCTGGGGCACCTTTAATTGGTACAGGTGGAACTGGTGGTGGAGGAGCAGGAGGACCTGTTCCTGCAAGAACAGGAAATGCTGGTACAGCTAATACTGGTGGTGGAGGTGGAGGTGGAAGTCCAGGACCAGGAGGTAGTGCTGGAGGCGGAGCTGGCGGCAAAGGTATTGTAATTATAAGATACAAGTTTCAATAAGACTTTACAAAAGCTTATAAATATGTTATATTAATAAAATAGGCTTACATTATGAATTTGAAAAATTATTATTATTATTTTCAATCAGCATTATCACCAAGATTTTGTGATGAAATATTAAATTACGGTAAAAGACATCAATCTGAAATGGCCGTTACAGGTGGTGCCACAGATACAATTCAAAAACAAGGCAAACTTTCAGATAAAGATATAAAAAATATCCAAAAAAAAAGAAACTCAGACATTGTTTGGTTAAATGATAAATGGATTTATAAAGAAATTCATCCTTACATACACGAGGCAAATAGAAAGGCTGGCTGGAACTTTAATTGGGATTTTTCTGAATCTTGTCAATTTACAAAATACGGAGTAGGCCAATACTATGGTTGGCACTGTGATAGTTGGGAAGAACCTTACAAACGAGCTCAAAATGCTGATGGCACTTGGCCACAAGACCACGGTAAAATAAGAAAATTATCAGTAACTATTTCATTAACAAATCCAGATGAGTATGTGGGTGGTAATTTAGAGTTTGATTTTAGAAATCAAGTGGATTGGGAAAGAAATAAAAAGGCAGCAATAAAAGAGTGTGTAGAAATTAGACCAAGAGGTTCTATTATAGTATTTCCAAGTTTTGTTTGGCATAGAGTTAATCCAGTTACAAGTGGTATACGATACTCTTTAGTCGTATGGAATTTAGGATATCCTTTTAAATAAAAATATATTATGAATATAATGACAAATAGAGACACATTAAAAACAGATGTATACTTTAGCACGCCAGTATATACGATTGAAAAACCAGAATGGTTACCATCAGCAATAAAAGCAACTGATAGATTTATTACTGAAGCATATAAAAGAGAGGCTCCTAAATTAAAAGAAAGAGAAAAGTTTTTAGGTAAATCTGATTTTAAAAAAGTAAAAGATCATGGTATGTCTTATCATTCAACACCTTTAAATAGTGATCCTTTATTAGCTGAAATGGAATCATACGTTGGTCAAACTGCTATAAATCTATTAGATGAGTGGGGATATGATATGTCTCAATATACAGTATTTTTTACAGAGTTTTGGGTGCAAGAGTTTTCAAAGGCTGGTGGTGGTCATCACAATACACATATACATTGGGACAATCATATATCAGGTTTTTATTTTATAAAGTGTTCAGATAAAACATCTTTTCCTTGTTTTCATGACCCTAGACCTGGTGCAATGATGACAAAACTACCACTAAAAGATAAATCACAAATTAATTTTGGCACAGATACGGTACATTATAAGCCAAAACCAGGCACTCTTATATTTTTTCCATCATACTTAGATCATCAATTTGTAGTAGATGATGGAGTAGATCCTTTTAGATTTATACATTTTAATCTTCAAGCGGTAAGAAACATAATAATAAATGCAGCGAAAGGCATGAAATAATGAAAGCAGCTTTTAAAAAAAATCATTTTATAGTAATTAGAAATGCGATTGATCCTAAAGTTGCAGAATTTGTTTACAATTACTTTTTAATGAAACGACAAGTAGCAAGAACACTTTTTGACACACGATACATCTCACCTTTTACTACTGAGTGGGGAGTTTGGAATGATGAACAGGTTCCAAACACTTACTCAAACTATGGTGACGTTGCTATGGAAACATTACTATTAGCAGTTCAACCTAAAATGGAAAAACAAACAGGTTTAAAATTGCAACCTACTTATGCTTATGCACGTATCTATAAAAAAGGTGATATATTAAATAGACATAAAGATCGTTTTAGTTGTGAAATATCTACAACTTTAAATCTTGGTGGTGATGAATGGCCTATCTTTATTGAAGGTAAAAAAAATGTTGGAACACCTGATAAAGGTTTTCCTGCATCAACAAATAATAAAGGTTCAAAAGTTTTATTAAAACCTGGCGATATGCTAGTGTATAAAGGTATGATACTTGAACACTGGCGTGAAACATTTTTAGGAAACGATTGTGCTCAGGTGTTTTTACATTATAATAATGTTGTTTCAAATGGTGCAGATCAAAATATTTTTGATGGCAGACCACACTTAGGATTGCCAGCTAGTTTTAAAGGTACTCGATTAAATTAATAATGAAAGATGTTATTATAATTGATAACATTATAGATATACAGTTACAAGAAAATATTAAAAACACTTTATTAAATAATTCTTTTAATTGGTTTTTTATATCAGATGTTACAAGTGCAAACAAAAATAAACAACAAAGACCTGGCTTTGAACATGACTTTGTTATAAATGAAAAAATTAATAGTGACTTTCATAATCTTGTTTTACCTATTATAAAAAATAGTTGTTTACATATAAATTACACATATCATAAGATCGTACAAGGTCGTGCTTTTTTACAGTTACCATTAAACATAAAAGATAAAAAAATAGATACACCTCATTTAGATTTATTAACAAGTCATCTTGTAATATTATATTATGTAATTACAAGTGATGGCGATACGGTAATTTATAAAAATAAACACGATCAAAAACAAGAAATACCATTTTTTGAAGACTTAAAAGAATTAAAAAGAGTATCACCTAAACAAGGTCGTGTTGTTTTATTTGATGGATCTCATTGGCATACATCACAACAACCTAAAAAAAATATAAGATGTATAATCAATTATAATGTTATCTAAATATAAGCATGAGTAAAATTGAAGATAAAGTTAATGAAATGCTTGGCATTGAAAAAGAAAAATCACTGGTTATAAAAGAAGATAAACCATATACGCCACGTGTAGAAGATGAGTCAAAGACAGATATTGACAACGATTATGTTTATAGTAGAGACAGTTATTATAATCTAATTGAAAAAGGCCAAGAAGCCATTGACGGCATATTAGAAATTGCTAAAGAAGGCCAACACCCTAGAGCTTACGAAGTGGCTGGCCAATTAATTGCAAGT